TTACGAAGGAAAACAGTATTAGTTTCATGTATCTTATCGAAAAGTTTGAGAAACGTGAATCGGGGATTAAGCACCCGAGAAGCTTTGAGAAGAAATTCATCAACGAAAAATTAATTACTGGTGTTACCACTCAGAAAAAGTTTGATGATTTCAAAAAGGTTAATTGCCTCGTTAATACTCTGTACGATTTGTTAAAAATCTACGGGTATGGTAACGAGAAGTTCCTATCCAAATGTTCAGGACGAACATTACATAAAGAAAAAACAATGAAGGATAAGGAAAGGTTAGTTGGAATTTATTACGACTACGTAAAGAAAGCTGGTTTTGGATCTTGGAAAGATCTTTTTAAATATAAAATCAATGCTTTCTTCTCTCACGTCATGAAACAGGAAGTCCCACCCATTCCAAAAGGGTTGGAAGAATTTCCGGTCTTGGTTGATCCAAGATTTATGTTTTATGGTCGAGCTAAGAAGTTTTTAGCTATTTTGTTTACAGACCGTAACATAATAGAGAGTTTTGCACAAAGTATAGCGCAATCAAAGAAAGGAGCTCCCCCAGTTCATCCTGATGTTGTTTATGAAGCCGAGTTAAAAAGTTTTGAACATTTAACTAGTGAGCATCCGAATATAAATGATTTTAGGTTTGAGGATGGAGTCTTTGTTTATGAGATTAACCAGAAGGTTATCGAATATCAACTTGAGCGAACAATCGATGAGATCTTCAAACATGAACGTTTGAAGTTATCCGATCTAGTAACCCCCTTAGTGCCCTCTACTAGCTCTCAATATAACTTTTCCAGGAATGGAATGGGAGCTGTTGGTGCTTTCAAAACAAATCTGCCCTTAATGAAGGCTTTTTTTGATGGTAAATATGAGGATAGTGATCCCCTTGTATCTACAAATCTTGGCAGTGTCAAGTTATCAAAAGAGTTAAGTGAACTTTATGGTTCAGCAGGTGTAAGAGAACAAGAAGATTTTGATGAGTGTCCTGAGAACACACGAGTTAAAGATACAATTGGTCTTCATTACGATGGAAGCAAACTTTGCAAAATATGGAAGAATAATATATATCCAGTCCTTTTGGACGAAAGCATTAAAGAATGTCCGGAGACAGTTATAATTGGATTACCCGAACCCTTAAAAGTTCGGTGTATCACTGCTGGTCCTCCTCTTAC